TGCTACTAAAGCAGTTGGAAAACATTCAACAAATATTATAAGATGTTGTCAAGGTAAGTTTAAACAAGCCTATGGGTTTATATGGAAATACAAATACCCAGAAAGAATGGGGAGAAAACCAAGACAATCTCAAATAGAAGAATTAAAAGCATTGATTGCAGCTAAATAATTTTACCTAAATTTGTAAAAATAACCAAATATGACAATAACATTAAACGCAGAGCAAATTAAGCAATTAGATGGCTTTTTTCAAGAGTTGCCGACAAAGTATGGCTTACCCCTTATTAAGTTCTTTGGTGAGCTAAATGAGGCTCAAAATAGGCAAGAAACGGAAGTTAAAGAACCAGAGGTAGAAGGATAATGAAAGACTGCGGATATGCTATACGAAAGGCTTATTTCGACAAGATAAATGCTAATGCCTACGAACTATCGGTATATGATACCATAGCTCCAGATGGTGCCGAGCCTCCATTCTTGCTAATAAGCTCACAGACATCAGTAGAGAATAGCGACAAAACAAGCTATAACTTTGATGTAAGCATACAGTTTGACATTGTCTATAGGACATTCAAGTCTGGAGAGGTAGGTCAAAAGTCAGTAGATGAATGGGCTAATGGCTTGTTGGAAATCATAGGAGTAGCTCCTGCAGATTATCCAGATGCTTCTCCAGATTTCAAAATAGTTACAAGGAATATGGTGTCAAACCAGGCTACTTTTGACTATGTAGAAGAAACATATATTTTTAGAAGAGTTATCGTGGTTAATCACTTCGTGACTCAAATAGTATAATTAATAGGATTTTAAACATATAAAAAAAACATAATATGGCAACCCAGGGTATCTTCAACGGCAGTCTTTTAGTCGTAAAAATTGGTGGAGTAGCAGTAGCTCACTCAACATCTTGCTCTTTATCAGTATCAACAGATTTACCAGACGCAACTACAAAAGATAGTGGTGGATGGGCAGCTCAAATTCAAGGATTACGTTCTTGGTCAGTAACAACAGATGGCTTAGCGGTAATCGAATCTGCTGCAGCTGGTGTAAACGTAGAAGATTTATTTTCTTCTATTAGTTCAAGAACAGACGTATCTTTGACTTTCTCTACTTTCGTAAGTGGTGACAAGATTTGGACTGGAACTGCAGCGGTTGAGTCTTTAGACTTTACTGGTGACATGGAATCTCCAGCTACTTTCTCTGCATCATTCACTGGAACTGGAGCATTAGTGATGACTACCAACGCATAAACTAAAAACCAAAATATATGAGAGGACAATTTAACCTATCACTTTCTGATGGTAAGGTAATACCGCTGCGTTTCTGCACATGGTCTTTAAAGAGATTCTGTCAGTTACAAGGTATAGGCCCAACAGAGATAGGAACAGCTTTAAGCGGTGAATCTGCTTTAGATGCTATCGTTAATTTAGTAAGGTCTGCTGCTGAATACCCTTTCTACAAGGAAGGAAGAACGCCAGATTTTAAGGAGATTGATGTATGCGATTGGATAGATGACATGGGTGGTATCGCTGGAACACAGTTCCAAGAAATCATGGCTGCACTATCAGAAAGTATGAATAGCGGTATAGAGCAACCTGGTTCTACGTCAACAGAGGCTGGTGAAGAAAAAAAAAATTAGAATGGATTGACATAGAAAGATATACAATGGGGGAGTGTCAAATACTTCCCCATTTGTTTTGGGAGATGACCATGGCTGAATTAGACTTTGTTTGGTATGGTTATAGGCATAAAGAGGAGCAAGAGTGGGTGAGGTCAAGATGGCAAACTACTATCCTTGTAAATTTGCAACTACCTAAAGGCAAGAAGGTAAAACCTACTGAACTTTTAGAGTTAGATTGCGATAAGAGGAATAGAAAGAAGAAGGTAAGGATAATGTCTAACGAAGAGTTAGAAGAGGTACTAAAAAAATACGAAAATATTAAACCAGTATAATAATGGCGAATAACGAAGGTGTAGATATTATAATTAAGGCCACCGACCAGTACACAGCTACGATTAACAAGATAACTGCTTCTAATGAGTTATTTGGCAAGAGTGTTAAGAATACTGAAAAAGAAATAGCTGCACTTGAAAAGTACATGATTGCTCTTAGAGTAAATGGACTTGACCCTACAGATGCAACAATGGTCAAACTTAAGAATGATTATGATAAGCTATCTCAATCTCTTAATAACGGACAAGGCTCTTTAAAAAGTTCAAGTAAACAATGGACATCTTTAGCGTTAGTGGTGCAGGATTTACCTTATGGTTTTAGAGGTATTCAGAACAACTTACCAGCCTTATTTGGTAGTATTGCTTCTGCTGCTGGCCCAGCTTATTTTGCTTTCTCTGCCTTAATCGCATTAGTTACTGCTTATGAAAAAGAAATAAAGGCATTATTTATAACAACTACTGCTGCTGAAAAGCAACAAGAATTACTTAATAATGTTGTTAAAGAGTCTGGCTCTGCTTATGTAGATGCTCAAACTCAAGTATTATCTCTTACTGAAAAAGTTAAATTAGCCAAACAAGGATATATTGATGAGAAAATTGTAATTGATGATTTTAATGAAACTATTGGTGAAACTATAGGTGAACAAAAGACATTAGAAGGAGTAAACCAAGCATTAATTAATCAAGGCCCAGCATATGTAGATTATATGAACAAGATGGCAATGGCTGCTGCTGCTGCTAAACTTGTTGCTCAAGAAACAGAAAACATAGTAAAAACATCGGCAAAATCTGCTGACGAATTTGTTAGTGGATGGGATGCTTTTTTTAATGCTAAGTTTAATTTTGGAGGGCTTGTTCAATCTATGGTAGCAAGTTCTCAAGCTACAATAAAAGTTGGTGACAAGAATAAAAAATCTATTCTTACTACAGCAGAACAAACCAGGGTTAGCTATGTTAAGATAATGGAGGATATGTACAAGGCTGCTGGAGAGGCTGCAAAAAAAGCAGGAGTTGTACCAGGTGGGAAAAAAGATAAGCAGAAAAAAGATACTTATTTAAAGGATTTTGCCAGTTCACTTAAAGAAGAAGAAAGATTATTTAAAGATAATTTAAGTAATCAGTTATCTTTTGCGGAAGGTAATGATGCAAAGAAACTTGAATTATTAGGCAAAGCAATGTCTGATTTAATTGCATGGCATAATCAAGGTATTATAGAAGAAACATTTTATCAGAATACATTAGCTGATTTATATAAACAATCATATAATTTAAAGGCAGGTTTATTAAGAAAAGAGCAAATTGAAAAAGATAAGATTGCACAAGAGGATGAAAAAGTACAAAATAGGAATTTACAAAACTCATTAGATGCACTAAAAATAGAATCTGATGTAGCTATGAAAATAGCTAATGCAAGTGGTAAAGCAACTTCTTCTGATAGAATAGCAATATTAGAACAATATAAAAATGCTTTATATGATTTGGCTTCAATGGGCGGATGGACAGCGGAACAATTAGATAAGATAAGTGATGCTTTAGTAAAAGTAGATGGTCAAATAAAAGGTTCTAAAGATAATCTTAAAGATTATAAAATAAGCTGGACAGACACAATGAATAGTATTAATAAATCTATTCTTGATTTTGTGTCAAATTCTATAAACTTTTTAGCAGAATCTTTAGGTAAAGCATTAGCTGGTGAAAACATAGAGGTATTTAAAGGTTTAGCATTAATATTAGCTGATTCTTTAATAGACCTTGGTAAAGCCTTGGTAGCTTATGCAGTACCAGTATTATTGACATTAACTTTACTTAAAAAGCCAAGTATACCTACAGCGTTAGCTGCTATTGGAGCTGGTATTGCTGCAATTGCTGCTGGTTCTTTATTAAAATCAAAGTTAAGTTCAGATAAAACACAAAAGTTTGCAAACGGTGGTATTATCTCTGGGCCCACTATGGGTCTAATGGGTGAATATCCTGGTGCAGCATCTAATCCAGAGGTTGTAGCTCCTTTAGACAAATTAAAAGATATGATTGGTGGTGGTGGAGGAACATTAGAAGCAAGAATAAGTGGAAATGATTTATTAATTTTAATGAATAAAGCTAACAGAAACAACCAAAATACATTCTAATAATGGCATTTACAACTCCAAAATACGAACTCATATTTAGTGATGTCTTTCAACAAGCAACTGGAACATATAATGCTTATAGATTAAGAATATGGAAAGATGGTTATAGCGGTACTACCTATGATATGATTTGTGGTAGCAGCCCAATATCAATAGAAACAGTTGATTCAGATGGCAATTCTTATAATCCAATAGTATCTACAAGGGCTACTGTAAATATTATCAATTTTACTAATTTCAACATATTAGAGTTTCTTAATTCTGATGACAACGACTTTATGTTGACCTTAGAGAGTGGCACTTATAGTGGAAGTTATACATGGACAACAACTATCTGGAGAGGATTTTTTGTTCCAGTAGAGTCAGTTCAATTCAGTGTAGTAGAAAGACAGTCATATAGCTTAGTATTTATTGATGGCTTATCAAAAATGAAAGAATCAAGATACTTTTATGATGCTGTAAATGGCGTAGGCTTTGGCCCAAGAGATACTGATTCAATTAAAGACTTAATAGTATCTGCATTAGCTAAAACAGACCAAACTATAGACGTTTGGATAAATGAGTATTACAAAACTGCAAGTGTTGCAAGTAGGAATGTAGATAATTTATATTTAAGAAACAATTACTTCCTAAAACAACCAGGTCAATATTACACTTATTATGAAATATTAGAAGGTCTATGTAGAACATTTGGATGGGAATGTTACTATAAAGAAGATAAATGGCTTATCACTTCTTATGGTGCTGTAACAAGAGAAACTTCACTTAGTTACTATGTTTACAATATTTCTGGTACATATCAATCAACACAAACTGTTAGCAATAGCACTTCAGTAGAGATTGACGCAGGTAATAACTTTAAGGAAATGGATACTACTTTGTTGGTTAGTGTAAATAAGCCAAAGTATTCTTTGTACAATAAAGCAATTATTGATAATAATAGAGGATTGCCGAATAATAGATTTATATCATGGACTGGTGGTAGCTTAGACGGATTTGTAAATAATGGTGTAACTGCGGTGCAAAGTTTTGTTCCATTAGGTTTAACTATTACATCATTTGATACAAGTCCTGGTGGTGGAAGTGATTATATTATAAGTCAATATCCATTTGCTGTAAAAGCTGGTGATTATTTAAGTGTACAGTGGAGTGATATTTTTAACGCAGATACATTTGGTCAATATACGGTAACTATTAGTAATGGTGCATCAACATATTACTTACAAGATGATGGTACATTTTTATTGTCACCTAATCTTTTGCCAGATTGGAACTCTGTTTCTGCTACATGGCCAGACTATGCTATATGCCCTATAGATGGTGATATGTATTTGAC